CTCCGTTAAAAAACTCCTAAAGCTCAGGCGCGAAGCAATACCTGCGCAGTGGTAGAACCACTAGGAGAAAGTGTAGACCAACTCTTTCTTGTAACCATTCGATCCCGGTAGCGTCCAAAAGGCACGCTTTACGGGGTCACTGGTATCGACGGGGCCATAAGCCCCGAAGATACCAGCTACACTGTCACTCAAAGGCACCTCTGCCCTTGCGTAGATGGTGTAGAGTGGTGAGACCCAGTCGCCGGGATACAAATTCGGCACTGATCGCGTTCTCAACGCAAAGGTCTCAAAGAAAGAACCTCCGTAACCGTTCTTAGACGTTTTCTTCGTCTTGATACGGTGCCATCTGTCTGATATAAGATGGCCATCCCCGTACCCGTCCGGGCCGTAAAGCCTAAGCGAGCGAGGGATGTACTGTGCCACTATGGCCGCGCGCGCGTAATCGAAATCACGCATGTAGCGGTTGTGAAGCACGAAGAGGGTCCGGGCACTTACCAGGTGCTTTTGGTAAAAGGGCCGGATGTTGATACCCCCGAGAAAATCAGCCCCGCAAGATTCGCGGAACGGGCCGGTCCAGAACGACTTGGACCGGTTGACCACGAAGCCACAAGTGGTCAAGAGATGGATAAGGCTCTCAGCCGCCTCAGTAGGGATGATTATATCATCACCATACGCAAGGCAATTGCCAGGAGCCACACTATCCGCTAAGGCCCAAAATAATAGGGTCTCAAGCGGAAAAGTATATCCATTTCCCATAGAGCTGAACTTGGCTAAGTCATAGAGCGTGTCCTTGTAATAGACCTTACTAGTCCGCGCTGCGGACAGCAAGCCGTGCCATTTAGGGGGTAGCAGATACTTCACTAGCCCCTTTGCAATGGTGTCGGACGCACTTGACAAGTCGATAGTGGCATAGGCCCCCGTGAGGGAGCCGACGCGAGCAAGCCGCTGATTTGCGGTCTGGTCGCGAATATCGACGCCAAAAGAACGTAGACGTCTAGCCATCCACTCACCAATGCCATGTTGAAGCATGGTGTTAAGAGTGGGTTCGACGACGATAGACCGGTAGGTCTTTGCGTTCTTGGGGACGAATTCCAGTTTTCCCGCAGCGATAGATACCTCATGATATTCTACGAGGTAGCCGTCGTCGTCGATGCCATACCCTAGGGCATGAGCACCAGCGTAATGCGGGATCTCGCGAATGACCGCCGGGAGGCGACCAGAGGCGAGAAGGTCTTCGCTACACACAAGCCCACCTGCCATTTTAGATTGGCAGGTAGACTCACGTCGTTTGACGTTGGTCGTAGCACCAGGGCCGAAGAACAAGTCGAGTTCCGACAGATCCGGGCAACGCCCTAATACATCCCATATTTTCCGACGCGCCGCCAATAAAGCGGATGCGACGTCTTGGGGCAAGCTTACGCGGCCCCTCGAATGGAGATGGAAAAGATCATTCGTCTCTCGACAGAGGACTTCGGATCGTATAAACGCGTCAAGTGCGACCGTACTCTTATCAACCCCGATGTCTAGGTCCTCAAGCTTCGAGAAGAAGCCGAGGACTTGACGGACGTGGATTGAGTCCGATACGGATAGCAACAAATAATCGCATTCAAACGAAAGGAGGTCATGCCACCGCCCCTGTCTCAGGGCGGAACACAACCACTCCCGGGTCTCACTATGTGCAATATCTGCGCAGTGAGACAAAGCTAAGTCCCTCAAAATTTGGAGGGTAGTGTCAATGCCTGCACTCTGATCCCAAGCTTCAGGGACGCAAGTGCAGAGCATTCTGGGGCTAGATGCCCCGGGTCGGCTAGATTTTAGCATAAGGACCTCATCAAAAGTTAGGGTGTGACAACCCCGCAAAGAGCTGAAATAAACTGCTCATCAACGGGTACACCCAGAGCAACTGCAAGAATAGCAGCTGCCAAGATCACGACCGGCAACATGGTAATCAGCCGGGCATGATGAACTGGTCGAACAACTCCGGCACAGGCCCAGATGTTACGGGCGTGACGGAGGTAGAGATAGCACCGTCGATATTTACGCTCAGCTGGCGAGCCAGCCGGCGTTCGGCGATGGTACTCCGGTCGTGGAAATACCCGACCGTTCGAACAGTATTGATGTAGGCAACCTTGGGTGCCGCAGTATAACCCGCGGCATTCTGACCAGACACTGCCTCCATAACGGGGACAGCAACGGTTTTGGTAACCTGATGCACACCCGAAGGAAGGCGCTTGTAGCGCATTTCGACGGTAATCTGCGCATAAACCGGGACGGTGGTGACACCTTCGCGCCAAAGCGCGACGATCTCACTCGTCTTAGGGTCTACACGCACACTGATGGGAATCATCGTGTGTGTAACAGGGGTTGCGGCGCCATCAAAGGCTACGATATTGGATTGAGTCGACATGGTAACTCCATGTAAGAACGGGGTTATACAAGCTAAGACCGAGCGCGTTTTATAGCGCTAACGACCAAAGCCGCAGCATTCTCGATGTGTCCGAGAGAAAAAGCTCTCTCAACTGCTTTGAACTCAGGACGCGGAACAGACAAGGAGGTACCAGAGGCACGCTCCACAGCCCATGCACGCGAAGACACATACCCAGCGGATATAAACCAACCGTTGGGCGGCTTTCCCGAAACGAATCCCGAAATTCTGCGGGCTGCATCAGCGGTATAAAAGTTCGACCGTTGGTACGACCCGCTCAGGGACGAGAAAAGGGAGGTAAGCTCGAGGTAGTTGCCGATCGGAATAAACCAATCGACAACAAACGAGAACGGAACAACTTCCCAAGCAACAGAGGCCGGATTTGTAAGGCCTAAAGCGCGAGGGGTTGATAGCTGTTCAGTCAGGAGATAGGTAATCCGCGAGGATGCCCTCAAAGACGCAGGAACAAAGAGTTCCTTCGTAGAGGTCGTGCCTGAATTCACATTAGCAACCTGTGATTTCTTCACCTTGGATGCATGAAACTTAAGCACCCTAGGATTCCGCGTTTTACCCTCGTACCACTCCATCGTGTCGTAGATATCCGACAGCAAAGGCTTCCACCCATATTGCAGTGAGAGCCAAGCATCGGATACTGATTTCGCGTCCAGCCTACCACGAGTAGGTACTTTTGAAGCACCCCTAGGTGGCATGATAGCAAAGCCATCAGGTCTGGAAGCAGCCTGTTTAAAACGGGCTGCAGAACGCTTCTCAAATTCTAGTCGGCTCGGAAGAGTCGCTTTGAACTTGATGTAGCGTGCGCTACGACTACGAAGGCTCTCATCACCACTCAAAGAGGTGGCAAGGAGCCGCACAGCATCGGAGAGATTCCCGTGCCGCACGGCCCTATAGGCTGATAAAATATTTTTGCAGGTACTCGCGACTCCACGTACAGCTTGTGGAAGTTCAGCGAGTGAGGAACCGAGTTGTAAATCGGTTCCTCGAATCTGCAAAGACAGTCTAGATAAGAGCTCGAGCTCGTCGTTATTCGTCCAAGTTGCCTTAGCCAAGCTATACGACAGATTATCTGCGTTAAAAATACTGGGCCAAGGTGACTGGACGACGCTGCCGTCGTAAAACGTCATGAGCGGAATGTCTCGCGTCTGCTGACGTCCATTAGCAGTGTAAGGGTTGAACGACCGGTGGTTAACCGGATCATTCAAACCGGACCACTGCTTAGTGAACCAAAAGCTAGAGGTATTGCTACCTCGAGACACAGAACCAACCGTCATGATGTACTCCGACGTGTAGTGGCGAGATGCCAAGACAC